CCCAGATATAGTAAAAGTTGGTGAAGTACGTTTTTGCGCTTTGTAAAATGCTTGAACTGTTTGATATGTTCCAGACGCCCTATTACCAGAACGAGTAGAAACGCCACCATATTCATAATACCGTTGGCACAAAGCCAACTCAGTCCCATACGGGCGGTAATCAAACGATGTGGCTGTGCTACCTTTTTCTAACTGTACGCCTGTGATGTAGAACGTGGCTGCATTGGTTGCCACAAAATTAGTTCCGCCTGTAGGCCCATAAACCGCGCTGCTCGTCCATGCGTTTGCAGTTCCTGTATAAGTAGAGCCAATTCCAAGGCAAAATAATACTTGAGGGCCGCGCCCGTTTGTAGAATTCCATGTACCTATAGTTGGCCCTGCAATGGTTACAGTCTTCTGCTCCCAAGTATTTGCCGCAGAGATGGTGTATGTAAAAGGGTAAAACGCAGTACCAGCAGCGCCTTCAATTATGTTGCCGCCAAATGTTCCGGTCAGCGAACTACGAACCCAGAAAGAAAACGTGATTGTTGCAGCGCCAGAAGCGCCCCAACCTAGGTCGGCAATGTTGTAACCTTCAATGAATTGCTGAACGCCAATTACATCCGTTGCAGCCACAGAATATGCAGCGGTTGAAGTAACACCAAGATAGTATTTGTATCCTGCTGGCGGCGTTACCGAATTCACGTTTTGCTGAACATTGAACCTTGCAGCCCCTGAGTTATTTTGCACAGTCCAGCGGTCAAGTGTGTACACGCCAGTAGTTCCGCTAACACTCGCCCCAGCATTGCGCTGGTCAATCACCATTGCGCCGTTGATGATGCGGTTCTTGAAGCCTGTGACCGAGGTGACAAACTCCCCAGTGGTGCTGGTAGTAGGGGTCGTGATGCCCGTTGTGCCGTCTAGGATGATGGTCATGGTGTGATGGCTTTCAGTTCGTCAAGGGTTGTAGCTGCATCAGCCAGCTTGGTAATGTCCCGTAGGCGCTGTTTCTCAGCCACGATTGCAGAGGTGTCTGCGCTGGACTCCAATGCCCGCTGGAACGCTACGTCCTGTGCAGCAAGTAATGGCTCACGCTCTACACGCAAACGGGCTTTGGTGATTGCCTTTGCCTTGTCTATGTTGACGGTAATCATGCTGCGTACCTTTCTCTATATCGTTGCGCTGCTTTTGCTTGGCAAGGTTTACAAACTCTACGACCCTCTTGTAAAGGTAGTTTATGCCCGTTTTTACAAACCTGTTTCAATGAATTTGCGCTGATTTGATTGCGCGTGTTATCTGCTCTAGTTAATAAACGCAAGTGATCTGGGTTAACACATGAGCGAACTTTACACATATGATCTACGCATAAACCAGACTGTATTTCGCCCTTAAACAGCTTATAAGAAACTCTATGCGCTTCATGTGGAGCTTTCCCAATTCCAAAGCGTCCATACCCATCTTTGCTAACATGTGCAGCCCATAACCAGCAACCCGTATTTGGTTCTGGAGAAACTTTTTTCATAAACCTATCAAGCATCAGAATACTCCCACGCATCACGAAATGTGCGGTCTGTTGGAATGTCAGCTACATCCACAATCTTAAATGGCTTGCCAGCAGGGACATCTTTGGCTGCAATCTCTTCAATGGTCAAGCCGCACTCAGGTGCTGGAACAATAACGGAGACGCCGCCATCGTCGTTTGGGTAGATTATTCTTTGGTTCATTGTGTTACCTTATCTAAAAACTGCAACCATTGCTGTAAGTACATCAACCCTACTTTGTGCGCCATTATTTGTCGTCCAAATAAAATTGCTTGCAGATTGCGCACCGGCTACTCTTTTCAATCCATTTTCTCCACATTGCACGCTGCCGCCTGTATCAATTTGTGTACTGCCTGCAATAGAATAATTTGCATCAGGCATTGCAGTTGTAAAGTTAACCGTGTAATCACCTGTGCCGTTATCAGTAAGACTACTCACATTCCCACTTGCACGAATTGCTGGAGTACCTGAACCGCTAAAGTTAACCCAAGCACGGCAACCATATGCAGTGGCAACAGAGCCGTAGCCTGAGTTAAACTTAAAATTTGCAGAAGAATCAAATTGACCACAAGCAGTACCACCTTCAGCAAAATCTATAGTATCTGCTGCTGAAAAGAATATACCCGTATTGGTGTCGCCGGTAGTAGTGATGGCGGGGAGTGCTGCTGTGCCAGCTACAAAAGCCGTTCTTTGGTTTGTATCTATGGTGACCGCTGTGGTTCCTGCTGTTTGCAGGGCCAAAACTCCCGAGGCATCTGCGGTTGCTATCAGACCTCCAGAGCCAGAATTTGATGCGTTGAGCGTTGTTGTCATGGTTGTGGCTCCTCTTGTGCTGGCTCAGTTGGCTGCGCTGGCGCTTGTTGCGCCGCAAGTTCTGCCGCTACCGCCGCATCGTGTACAGCTTGTTCTTCGGGCGTGTACTCCACCTGAGTGGTTACGCCTGTTTGTAGGTCAACTACGATTCTGTGTGTCATAGTGGTTTACTCAAAAAGTATGTTGATGGAGCCAAGGTCGAAAGTGTCAGTGCCGTTAGCTGTGGTCATACGAACCGCTGTTAATGTTGCGCCAAGAGCAATATTTCCAATAACCATCGTATTAAGACTGCCTCCAGTATTCCCTATTAAGCCAGAGGCGACCCAAGTATTTCCAGTTATATTGGTAAAAACAATATGACCAGATAAAACATCTGCCGCTGTTACTAAGTTATATAACTGAAAAGCATTGGTATATTGTGCTGTTCCAAGTGAACCAGCCGCCCAAAATGTTGTTGATGTAGCATAACCTGATGTTGCAAATGTTGTTGAACCAGTACCTAATTGAAACATTTTTTGACTTGTTCCATTAGTAGAAACACCAGCAAGCATCACCGTAATGCGTTTGACCCATGACGGGATGCCTGTAAAGTCAATGCTTGTTCCGCTGGTGGACGCAACAGCAGTGCCGGAGACAATGGAAGACCCCCAAGTAGGAGCAGCGCCAGACCCAGCAGAAGTCAATACCTGACCGCTTGTGCCAAAAGACGGGGTTGAACCTACGCCCAATGCTTGGCTTGCGTTTAAGGTAAGCCCGGTGACCCCGTTGTTTGACTGTAGTGCCAATATGCCTGTGGTGTCGGCTGTAGCAACCAGCGCGGTGCTGGATGTGGTTCCTGCGGAAATGCTTGATGCCATGATATTCCTTAAAACACGAGCCAGCGTTGACCGCTGGAAACCGTAACAGACTGCCCCGATGCCACAGTGACGGGGCCAACAGACATGGCGTTGAAGCCCGTGCCGATAGTGTAGCTGGCAGACACCGTTGTAGCGTTCAGCAGGAGGCCGTTGCTTGCCGTGACCTCAGATGCTTGCAGTTCGCCCGTGGAGGGCTTGTAGAGCAGTTTGGCGTTGCTGGTAAACAGGCTGGATGCTGAGCCGCTTGTCGTTGATGCAAACAAGGGAAACAAATTGCTGGCGGTGGCGGTGTCGTTGCTGATTGCCGCGCCCCCCACAGAGGCAAACGCTGTGCCGTTGTACCCCTCAAACTCAGCAGTCGTGGTGTTAAACCGGAACATGCCCGAAACAGGACTGCCGGGGCGCTGCGCGGTTGTTCCTTTGCTGATTGTCAATGCGCCAGTGGATGTAAACGACGAGTCTGCGGTGGCTGTAAGAGTAGTTACTGTAGCTGCTGCGGGGGTTGTAGCGCCCACCGTACCGTTGATGTTGATAGAGGCTGTGCCGGTCAGGTTAGTAACCACGCCAGATGCTGGTGTTCCCAGAGCGGGGGTAACAAATGTGGGAGAGGTGGCAAAGACTAGTGAGCCTGTGCCTGTTTCATTCGTTATGGCTGCTGCAAGGTTAGCGCTAGATGGCGTAGCCAAAAACGCTGCTACGTTCGTTCCAAGACCGCTAACGCCTGTGGTGATGGGGAGGCCGGTGGCGTTGGTTAGGGTTGCGCTTGAGGGTGTGCCAAGGGCTGGTGTGACCAAGGTAGGACTGGTGGCAAACACCAAAGCGCCAGAGCCTGTTTCGTCAGTAACAGCAGAAGCTAAGTTTGCTGAACTTGGTGTAGCAAGGAAGGTGGCTACGTTTGCACCTAAACCGCTGACACCTGTGGAAATTGGCAAGCCTGTGGCGTTTGTCAAAGTGCCAGATGATGGAGTACCCAGCACACCGCCATTGACCACGGGAGAACCGGCAGTGCCTACGCTCACCGCAAGAGCCGTTGCTATACCCGTTCCAAGGCCAGACACGCCTGTGCTGATGGGTAGACCAGTTGCGTTGGTCAAAGTTACGCTGGAGGGCGTTCCAAGGGCCGGTGTTACCAGTGTGGGAGATGTGGCAAACACTGCCGATCCACTGCCTGTCTCGTCCGTCAAAGCAGCAGCTAAGTTAGCTGATGTGAACGACCCCAGCAACGTGGCGTTTCCTGTCGATGTGACAGCCCCTGTTAGGTTGGCGTTGGTAGTCACGTTTCCTGCTGTCAGTCCAGCAGCAGTGCCTGTGATGTTTGTTCCAACCAAAGCAGAAGGAGTACCTAGCGCTGGAGTGACAAGTATTGGTGATGTAGCAAACACCAAAGCGCCAGTTCCGGTTTCGTCAGTAACAGCAGAAGCTAAGTTAGCTGAACTAGGAGTAGCCAAGAACGTAGCAACCCCTGTACCCAAACCACTAATACCTGTGCTTACTGGTAGTCCTGTTGCGTTTGTTAACGTAACTGAAGTGGGTGTTCCCAATACAGGAGTGACTAGCGTTGGAGACGTAGCTAAAACATTGTTGCCAGTACCTGTGTTGGTTACGCTCACTATGTTCTTGCTTGCGTCCAGTGCCAAGGCTGTGGAAGCTGTTAGGCCAGACAGGGTGGTTGTGCTGCTAGCGCTCAGTGTGGTGAATGCACCGGTGCTTGCTGTGGTTGCTCCAACAGTCCCATTGATAGGGCCAGAGAATCCACCAGCGGTAATTGTTCCAGTGACACTACCAGAACCACTAAAGTAGAAGTCTTTAAACTTAAGAGCGCTGCTACCAATATCAACAGTGGCGGTTGTCTTAGGGAGGAAGGTGGCGGCTGTAACTACAATGTCTTGAGTAGGGCCAATCTTTGTAATTGGCTGTCCCTCAGCCGCACTACCATCGTGTGTATGGCCCACTGTAGCGCTGAACGCTACAGCAATAGCATCGTACTCGCCATCCAAGTCAGCGGCATTAATAATATTACCGTCTGCAATATTATTGGGTGTGTCTGCGCGAGTATATCCTGTCATACTTTTCCTTAGCGTCTATCGTGGATGGAGTATTCTAATGTAGCTGCGTCCAACGAAAAGGGGGGATCTATCCCTTCCGACACAAACTGCAATGATACAGCAAAACCAGATCCAATTAGTTGAGTCTCAAAAAGTTTCTTCAATTTAGTACCGTATGTAGTTGTACCATATTTTGCTATAGCTGATCCATAAAAACCTACGGCAGTTGTTGTATTTGTTAAGGAGATAGCGTTGGGTTGGATACTTCCTAGTGTATCAAAATCAAACTTCATGCTTACATTGACATCTACACTTCCTCTAGGATCTGTGTAGAGAAATAGTTTATACATTGTTTTTCTAATTCGTGGGTCATCCATGAACACAAAGGGAGTGGAAAAAGTAGCTGTAATGTTTTCGCCATTAAAGCTATTTCCACTTTCCATTTGATATACATACCCATCAGTATTAGAAAACACAACAGTTTCTGTGGCATTTACATAGTTTGAATCTGCGACATAGGATCTGATCCCAGACAGTTCTGCCCATGAAATACTGCTTGTATCATTACTTGCTGTTTGTGTTCCCAATATTCCTTTAGCACTTGCTGCTGTTACAGAGTCAGAAAAACCAAGCAATCTATATTGCGATTTTTGTCTGATTAGAACACTAGAGAAACTAGAACAAGTAGAAATGAGATCAGTTAGCTGGGTTTGTATAGGCTTAGATACAAGCCCTAAATTGAAATCCCCAACTCTGTCTGTTAAGCTGAACAAGCGCAAACCATCTGGGCCTAAAAAGATAATGTCTCCACCCATCTCTTGAATTGTGTCAGAGGCTACGCATCCAACATTTCTTGTCACTGGCTGTAGAACAAAATCAGCTATTGTGTTTCCAACTAATTGATTGATTGTTCTTTCTGTAAAGATTATAAGAGCTTCTCTGAACACAATCATTCCGGTGACTTGTGCGCCAATAGAGATTACACCTCCACCATTAACAGCAGTTAGATCGGAGTCGGTGTAAGGTGCTGTAAAAGTAAGCAAGTTTCCTTTAGCAAAGAACAATTGGTTCTTATGGAAAGCAATAAATTCTGCTCCTTCTAAGTCAGTTGATCCTGTAACTTCAGAAAAAGTAGTACCATCATATATAAATGGATAATTGTAACTATCTACCCCTGCTATCTTTTCAGTACCAGCAATTCTATATTTTGTAAATCGAAGCTTTACTTGACTGCTTCTATCAACAGATAACCAAGTTACAGCGGCGTTGTCTGCTGGGCTAGAATCTAGGGCAGGATTAATAGAGAGCGTAGTTCCACCACTCACCACAGTGGCGTTGGCTAACACTGTATAGATTTTATTGACACCAGCAATGGTGAAAGTATCGCCCTGCCTTGGGCCACCATTAGTAATGCCATCAATTATTAAGGAAGTTCCTGTCTGACTTCCTCCATTAACCAGCACTGTTCCGTAGGATGGCTTGCTTATCTTTGTCCAAGCAGATCCAGTGGAAGAATAAATATCACCCCCTCTGGCAGCTAGAACTGTACTTTGCCAAGAAGCAAGACCTAATATTTTTCCACTACTTGAGGTGAAGGTGATACTAGCTTTATCAGCAGGACTGCTTGCTAAAGAGGTTGTTAGTGTGAGTGTTACTCTTTTGTTCGTGCTATCATAAGCCACACCACCACCAGCAATAGTGTATGTGCCTGTAACCCCAGAAATAGTAAATTGCTGTGCCTCTAACGGAGCAGCAAAAATATTTCCAACTACTAAGGTAGTGCCTGTTTGACCTGAGCCGTGTACCTTTGGTTCTCCGTGAGAAGGAACAAAGCTAGTAGAATACTTAGCAAATCCCTCAATTCTTTTGTAGCCACCAGAAATAGAAGGCTCAAAGTTTTTAAGAACACGGGCGCTTCCGGGTAAGTTAACGCCCTGCTGAAGTGGAGATAAATTCGTTACGAGTCCACCTTTGAACTCAAAAGAATAAGTCTTCCATGCGTCTGCCATATTACTTTACCCTGTCTCCAAAGGAGCGGACAGATCCACTAGCTGGTGTAATCATACCAGATCTAACGTATCCATATCTATTAACTAGCATACTACGCATGCGTTTAATACCTTCTTCGTATCTCTGTTTGGATACGTTAGCAGATTGTTCATTACCTCTAAACATGTAGCAATAGAACATAGCTCCTTCTACGATGACATGTCTAAATCTTTCTGGAATAACAGGTACATCACCGTGTGCGGATAGGCTGGTAGGTACGCTGTAGTATTCGTAAACCAATACATATGCTTGGTCTGGTGCTGGAATCACGCCAAATTCTAAGTCTGTTGTTTGAAACACAAATGTTGGCACTGTTCTTTTACTTGTGTCAGCCGTGTATTCGTGATCAATATATCTATTAAGATAATCTTCGTAAGAGATAGAAGATAGCTTTGTTGTTCTGTTATTGAAAGTGCTGTTTTCTTTAATTCTGAATGTATCAAAATCTATCGTATTAGTATTAGATGGAAAAGCATATCTAATTGTCCCTGCTGTCAGGGTTAGCTCTTGTGTGACATGATTAAAAGGCCACTCATAGTGAGTGTGGTTGATATCACGGATAGAAGTATTTACTGCGTCTTTAACTTTAGCGTAGAAGCCCGTAGCAGAAGCGAAGTTTGCGGAAGTGAGTTCCACCTCATTGAAGCTTCTTAGCACTTCATTTACTAAGTCTAAATAATTGTAGGCCACGCTGGTTCCTTAACAAAAAGAAAGGGGCAACCTCTTGTGGAAGCTGCCCCTATTCAGGTAGTTAGCGCTTAAGCCAACTGTTCACGATCTACCGAAGCAGGGCCAACCTTGTCTGCTGCATCAACGATGACAGCGAACACACGGATGGAGCCAGCGCTGAGGGTTGTAGTCTCAGTGACAAGCAGCAAGTCAATCGTGTCAGCAGATTGCGAAACAATCGGATAACCGGCAGTAGCAGGGGTTGCGTAAGTGCCGACAGCCGTAGAGCCAGTTACAGCAAAAGCTGAAACATAAGCAGCGGCAGTGACACCGGTAACGCCCAAGCTAACTGTACAGCTACCAGTGACAGCAGAAGTAACTTCGTAGCCAGCAGCCAACACAATGGATTGTGCAGGGATTTGCAGAGCTTCAATGACATCAGCAGCGGCAAGAGCCGAGCCTTTTGCTGTTACAGCCGCAGCCAAGCTAATGGTATTTTCAACCACATAGGGCATTGGACGAACGGAACGGACAGGTTGTGTAGCTGCGCCGACAGCATTAGAGAGAGTGGTAATAGTTGCCATAATAATTTTCCTTTAGTGTTTGTTTAAATATTCAATAGCTTTATGAAGCAAGCTAACATCATCGTTTAAAAGACCGATAGCATGATTACATTTAGAGCAGAGAAGGCCACGAACTTTACCTGTACCGTGGCAGTGATCAATAAATAATTTGCCACTAGAAATTCTGGAGTTATTTACTTCTCTAGAATCGCACATAGCACATTTATTATTCTGAGCAGCTAACATTTCATAGTAGTCTTCAGCAGTTATACCATAGGTACGAATGATGAAGGCTTTCCATTTAATATGCTCTCGGCAGGGCTTACATTGCGCTCTTACTGTCACACCGCCAACTGCTTTTTTATCTCGTTCTAAACTAAATTCACTTATTAACTTAAATACCCCACAACCAGAGCAGTGTCTGCCATCCTTATGGATGTGTTTTTCTGGTAGTTGCAGAGTACCTATCATAAAACTAATTAAACTTTAGGCAGCGTTGTACTTTGCAGTTACAATGCCTTCCGGTCTAAGTATTTTTCTGCCGTAGAGGTGCATACCACGCACGATGTCAGCAAAGCTATCTGGGTCACGATAGGTTTCTGTCTTGGTGATCTGCTGAGCGGTTGCAACAGCAGACTGGTGACCAGCAACGATCACACCGAAGTTGGAGTTCTGGTTAGCAGTACCGGTAGTACCAGCGCCAGTTCCCACTTTCGGCAGGTTGTTAGACACATACACTTTGAAGCCGTGCAGGTTGTTGATGACCAGACCGTTTTGCAGACCAGCACCGCCGAAGTCGCTGTTAAGCAAACGGCTGTCTTCGTCTTTCAACAGTTCCATGAAGATGGGGTCAACGATCAACCAACGACCTTGCGAGTCAACAAACTGTTGATCAAGCAAGCGGTTCATACGAGCAATCACCATCAGAGGAGAAGCCGTAGCCGTAGGCAGAGCAGTGGCTCCGGGCAGACGAGCAGCCAAAGGAATGGAGTGATCGCCAGCACTACCGGTGGTAATGTTGCCGAAGTCGCCCTTCTTCAGTTGCATGCTGGAAAGCAGTTCGTTAGAACCGGCTTCAGTCAGTGCCTTAGTACCGGGGAAGGTGGTACGAGCAGTGCCAGCTTGGGTATGCTTAGCCGATTGCTGATAGCCCGACAGATAACCCAGCACATCTTGGTCATACTGGTCACGGATGCGGTAAGCAGCGCGATCAGAAGCCATCTGCATGAAGTTGACATGCGAGTGAGCAGCTTCAATGTCATCAATCTTGAAGGCGTAGTAGTTAGCCTGATCGACAACCAGCGTGAAGTCTTCGTCATTCAGGTCTTGTGCCGTGATCTGTGTGCCACGGGCGTAAGACTGAACGCTAACTTCAGGTTCTTTGATGATTTTGACACTATCGCCCATGTTGGCAATCTCGCCAAAATAGTCGTTGTTGGTCACAGCTTCAACAGTGGAAGCCTTACGGAATGCAAGTTGTACTTGCTTGGAATAGATTACAGCACTGAAGTTCCCATTGGGTAGGTTGCCGTAACCTGTTGCTTTTGGAAATGCCATGATATTTCTCCTATAGATAGATGGGCATATATTTAAATACGCTGACCTAGTTCCACAGGGCCAATCATGCTAGGTGAATAAACATAAGCCTTCTAGGAAGCCTATCTTTATTGGCTAGATTATTTGGGTAATCTGCTCACTGACAGTTTGCGTTACATTCCTTAGTGTTGGTGGTGGTTTTGCAACGGCAGAAACACTAAGAGCAAGGCTGAGTTAACAACCTTGCTCAAAGTTATATCACACTTTTAGTGTGTGTCAACACCTACCGCGCATTGCCACTCAAGTCGTATACAAATTTACCTGTCTTAAGGGCTTTAGAGATGGCTTCTTGGTTGGCTTCATACTGTTGAGAAGTCATTTTATTAACCTGTGATTCATAAAAGACGCCTTCAGTATCCACATTGGACGGAGCAGATCTGCTGTTTCTAGTGGACACACTCTCGGCTGCTCCTCTATTATCAGACTTCTTAGTCTTGCCAATTCCCTTGTCTGCCTTGTACAGATCAATAGCGCGGGCGGCTGACTTAGCGTCTGAGTCATTCTCATACAAAGCATTCTGCACCCAAGTAGGCTGCTCTTCTACCCAATTATGGAATTCATCACTTTCTTTAATGGATTCAAAGTCGGGGTGGATACGCAGAAGCTCGGCCTCAGCCTTGTCTCTGGCAGTTTGTTGCTCTCTTTCATCCAAAGCTTTGAAGCGATCAGCCAGTTCTGCTGACTGCTCCTTAGCTTTCTTAATGGCAATTGTTTCCACAATACGGGCAACATCGGGATATGTGTTTGCCCAAGCAGCCAAGTCTTCCTCACTGGTGGGAAGCTTAATCTGATTGCTGGTACTCTGTTGAAGCTGTGAACGAAGTTCATCAATTTCTTTCTGAAGCTGAACCTGTTGCTTCTGAGAATGGCTTCTCAGATCGCCATAGCGCTTCTTGAATGTCTTCTCTTCTGCGTTTAGATTGCTATCATCTTCTGCGCCAGTGGGAGCAGGTTTCCCTTCTTTGTTCAGATCAATTAAGTTCTTAAGCTCTTCTTCCTCTTGAGTAATCTTTTCCTGATTAGCGTTGCGGCTAGCAAACGCTGTCTTCTGTTCTACTTTTTCCATTACTGCTTCTGTCATAAACTACCTTTAAGTTGGGGCTTGTCTGTAGCCGAATAAATCGGGGAGTCAGGTTAGCCAATGATGGTGGGTTATTATTGAATATCTACCAGCCACCACTGGTTTAGATATGGATATTATATACTGTTATGTTAAGTATTAACCGTAAAAGCCGCTGCCTTAATCGCCCCGGTCACGATCCGAATCAGTTCTGCCAGCATTGGGGTCTGCTCCTCCACCATCACGGCTGCCCCCCTGAGATTCTCTATCTGCTGCTGCGTCTTGGGCAGTTTGTGCATCTCTCTCTGCCTGTGCTGCTCTATCTGCTGATGCTTGCTGTGCTGCCCTCTCTGATGCTGCTCTATCAGCCTCTTGTTGTCGTACTTCTGCATTCCTTTCTTGCTGCGCCCTATCTGCTCTCTCCGCTGCTTCTTGTCTTGTTTGAGCATCTGCTCTCTCAGCCTCTTGTCTTGATACTTCTGCGTTTCTTTCTGCTTGTACTTTATCTGCGTTAACTATTGCATCTTGTCTCATTGTCACTGTATCTATAGCTTCTCTTACAGAATATCCTTCTTTTATCATACTAACAACATTGTCATATTCACCCGCTGGAATACTTCCCTCTACTCCCGTCATTGAAAGAGTAGCAGCCTGTTCAGGGGTTAGTCCATCCTCCATTGCTTTAACAACATTGCTCCAAGCTCTAGGCTCAACTTTATCTGCCAATTCTTTTGGCATTTCCATTACAGCTTTGTTTGCTGTATTAAAGCCGTTGACAATACCGAGGAGAGCATCAAGTGATGTTTTTGCTGTGCCGGGGCCAGTTCCTAGAGAAGCCGCATTAGCGGCAGCTACAGCAACATCTTTAGCACTCTTTCCTTCTAGTGTAGCTTTTGCTGCGGCTTCTTGGGCTGATTTTATGTCCCTTGCATCAAATCCCGCAGCAGCTAGGGCAGAAGCATCTATAGCTTGTGCATTAGCAGCCGCCATTTTTTTATTGTTCTCTTTGGTAGCATACTGACCCGCTACCGATACAAGAAGACCCAACACTGGATTAACAAAACCAGCAGCAAAACCAGCCGCCCTAGCTATATTAGGGTTTGTTCCACCTTGAATATCACCAAAGCCTTCTATTCCTGCATCATTAGGTTCACTAGAAACCGACGCACCATCTGTTTCTGTCACTCTCCCACCTGCACCGCCACCACCGCCACCACCTGCTCTGGCAAGCGCGGCTTGATCCTCAACCGGAACAACGGGAACTACTGGAGCAACCGGAGCAGCAGCTTTCTTTTCCGTATATCCTTTTGGGATGGGAAGCAAAGCCTTGCCATTAACAAACGGAATATATTTAACTGTCTTTGTTTCTACATCCTCGTATTGCACCATCTTAAAACCTTTGATGGGAGCAGCACTGTAGTCGGATGTATTCACTGAGCCGCCTTCAGCAAACTTCTTAGGCTCACTATCATCATTACCATCTAGGTTAGCAATAATTTCGTCAATGTTAGTGGAGAACTTATCTTCATCAACAGCATCACCATCTACCTCTTCAGCGTTGCCCATCTGCCCTTTGCTCTCCATTTCTTTCAAGCCTTCTTTAGCTGCTTCACGGATTTGCATCAGCTTATCCAAACCAATGTAGCGAGTTACATCAGCAGGAAAAACAAACTCGCCGGGGCTAAGCTGGGCAGGGATGTCATCTCTAACTTCTTCTTTTAATGAGCCAGTAGGAACATCATTACCACTGACAGGATCTGTGGTTCCACCTTCTTGCAGCATGCCACCAGTAGCTAGTAAATCATTTGTTCGCATTTATTTCTTCCTTGAGATATTTCAATTGACGAAGCGCAGTTATAGCTCCTTGAGCTTGGTAGATTTCACGCATATCCGCTGCCTGTTCCAGCTTGCGTTGCTGTTGCTCAATATTAAATTCAAGCATTTCACAGAAGCCATTCCACTGGTTGTTGTTAGAAACCAGAGCTTTTAACTTAGAGAGGTAGGTCTTATCCTGCATTGCCACTAAATCCTTGTTCTCCGGGTGCTGGAGCAGCACCAACGCCAATGTTGCCACCACCACCACCACTCATGTCTGCCACGCTCGGTGGGCCAGCTACGCCCTGTGGAGGAGCGCCTTGAGGGGCAGCACCGGGAGGAAGTCCGGGAGGCGCTGGAGGAGCATTCTGCTGGGCCAAGAACGCTTGCTTCAAAGCCTCATCCATGTTGTTAGTTACCTTCTCTGGATCCAAGTCCATGCTCTTAGCAATTTCACGGATGATGTAGGGAAACTTAGCAAACGGAGCAAGAGAGGGCTGGCTAGCAATCTGCAAGAATTGCATCAAGCGCTGGCTTCTAACTTCGTTAGCCATCAGGCTCTCTGTGCCTTTAGCTGAAACTTCCAAGTCGCCCTTGATTGCTGGATCGTAATCAAACTGCATGTTGAAGTTGAAGAACGCTTCTCCTAATGGAGCAAGCAGGTAGTCATCAACATTCTTAATAACCGTTTTGATATTACCGCTGGCAGCATTCATTAACATGCTGATGCCGCTGGCAGTACGGCCTACACCTGACACACCTGTTTGACCGTGAGAGAAAGACGCAAGTCCTGTAGACTCATCTGCTAGCTGTCTAGCCTTGTCAAACAGTTGTAGGTTCTCATTAGACACATTAGGAAACTTAGTTCCAAACAGCGACTGACCCGGAGCGCCGCCTTGTCTGCGGAACACCTTGCCCGGATAGACAGACAAGTCTTGACCGGGGACAAGATTGGTTTCATCAATTTCAAATATCAAGTTGCCAGACAACACAGCGTTGTCCACAGCCATACGCATGAAGCCATTCATCAATGTCTGTGTATCATCCATGTTCTCACCAATGCCAACACCGGCAAGCGAGTAGGGATTGAGTTCGTAGGGAACAGCGTAGTAGGGAATGCGCGAGGGCTTGAATGGGTTGAGAACAAGTCTCAATATTTTGCCGTTGCAATACCAGATGTTGGCTTGCAATTCTCCTGAGTCTTTCATGTCATCAGGAATTTCAACTTCGTTCTCTTCCAACAAGTCAATGTCTACATTGCCCCAGTATTCCAGCACTTCAAAACGCTCAACTCCAAATGTAGGAGCGTAGTCTCTGAGATCGTCTTCCCAATATTTCTTTACATAGCCTTCGCCTTCTTCAATGATTTGGTCAATGACATTGGCGCGGAAATGAGGACGCTTCTTCAAAGCCCTCAGTTGGGTGCGAGACATCTTGTGTCTCTCAATGGTGTACTGGCAGTCGCCTGTGTTGTTAGCATCAGGATCCCAATAGAAGTTCCAGATGGAAACATGGGAAGCTTCTGGCACTGTCTTGATTGTTGGTTTATATTTACCGTCAGCGTCCCAGCTAGGATATTCCTTGTTGATAGCGAACGGGCCTTTCATAACGCCAGTGCCAAACAATGCCATCTCAAAAGCTGTAGAGCGTAGATGCTTTGAAGCCCCTGTCTCATCTAGCTGGTCATGGATTTTCTTCTCCATCTTCTTAGCTGCCACCATAGCAGGGCTAAAGGTGACGGAGGTAGGAGTAACTCCCGGCCCTTCTTTTAAATTAGGAATGTCTTTTAGGTCTTCCTTCATTGCCCCAAGCATTTCCTCTAGCGTATCTAGAGTGAACCCGCTTTGAATGGATTTACCACCCTCTTCTCCAAAAGGAATTTCTGTTTGTTTCTTTTCTGCTGGGGGTGTGTTATCCTTAGGATCGAAATGAACACTCTCTACAACACCATCAGGTAAGACAGTGGGATCTACACTGAGGGGAAACTTATTGTTGGAAAATAATACTTCAATGATTTGTCCATAAGCAGCCAGTGTCTTTGTCTTCGTTACTTTAATGAAGACACGCGATTTCTCATGTTCAGTGAATTGAACATCAGTGCCGTAGATGCCACGATAGTTGCGATAGGCGCGTAGCCATCTAGCTTCGTCTTGTTTTCGGCTTGTTTCGGAACGGGTGAAGCGCTCTTCCACATAGGCAATAATGCCGCCGCCCTGAGTGTCAGCATCTTCTACCGACTTAACATCATTGAGGGCTAAGCTTTTATCTCCTAGCGATTGTTGCTTCTCTACCATATTATTCCTTAATTCAATAACCAAAAACTGGGTCTGCCACTTTCATCCCATACTGCTTAGTGTTAGCTGGATCATAATCAAACAGACTACTCCTAGGGCGGCTCATAATTCCATAACGAATTGCATCATAAAGATGGTCTTCTGCTTTAGTGTCAATGTCCTCTGGGTTTCTTTTATCCAAAGGAATAATAGGAAGCTGAGCTATTGTGTTCACACAGTTACTAGTTATAACCATTCTTGGCATATCTGTAAATGGATCAAGTTGTAGCCTTCTATGCAACTCATTCTTCCCCGACACCCTACTTCCTGCACTTCTATCTGAGGGTCGCCACCGACATCCCTCCATAATCATCTGTTCTGCTAGGGATGGCCCTGTATCACCACGCTTATGCCAGCAGCTACTGTCTAGCACACCATATCTAATGGTTCCATCGTTCTCTTCTGCCTGTATCACCATCCTAGCTAAGTCTTTTGCCAGCACCTTTGAGACATATAGCTCACGATAGATGACCAATTGCTCACTTGGTGTGACAGCAAACCATACAACAGCGCTATAACTCCCATATCCATAGTCACAAGCCCTAAATTTAACCCAATTATGGGGAATATCAAAGGGTTCTACCACATGTATAGCCCTATTAAACTCAGGAAACGCCGCTCCCTCTGCAATATCCCAGTTTCCTTCAAGTAATTGCTTGCGTTGATGCTCTGGTAGGGACAACAACATGGTTTCGTAGTCGCCTGTCTCAGCTAAATAGGGGTTATCGGACAGCATTGCAGGTATAAACCTGCGTTTGAACAGGGGTTGTCCCTCTTTTGTGTGTCCTTTGGGGTAGGTTAGGGTGGTGGCAGTGTCAATGTCAGTGGCCCAGAACGATTTACCTGCCGGTGCTGGGTCAATAAACATCTTCTTTACCCAAGCATGCCCCGGCCCACCCGGATTGGTGGTGGCTCTCATGTAAATTGGCAGGTCAGCAGCGGGAGTACGCAGCCGTGACCTCATGTAGTTCCATGCAAACGGGGTATGCCACTGGGTTAGCTCATCAAAACCAATCCAGCTAAATGCCAATCCCTGATAGCGCAACACATCTTCGTCCCTGTCGAGGTAGGACATCCACAATCTAGCACCAGAGGGAGCTACCCACTGCATCTTCCTCTCACTCCACTTAATGTTGGGATAGATTTTGGGATAGATTTCTTGGCTCTTCCAAATGAGTTCTCGGAGTTCCTCTGTTGTGTGGCGTAGCAACAAGCCGGAGAACTGGGGATGGCCTAGATAGCGCAGAGGATCTGCTAACATGGCGTAGCTCTTACCACCACCGGCAGCACCACCATATAACACCTCACGCTCTGAGGCAGATAGAAAAAATGTTTGTGGCCCTGCGTTGGGCTTGAAGATGATGTTCTGTGTAGGA